GTGTCTTGTCGTATGGTTATGGTGATTATGTGTTCTAGGGGCGTGGCTTACATGTGGGGCAACATGGTGGTGGTCTGTGCGAGTAGGTGCAGCCGCTCCGTTTGCACCGTTTGCTCCTTTGGGTACATGTGTTCCAGCAGAACCAGGGCTTCCAGCAGAACCAGAACTTCCAGGACTTCCAGCAGAACCAGAATCACCGTGACTACCAATAGAGATTATCTTTCCCGCTCCCAAGATTGTCTTGGCAACCACAAGAACTACTCCTCCACCATTTCCTCCTGAACCTCCCGCCCCACCGGCACCACCTGCTCCTCCTGCTCCTCCAGTACCTCCTGCTCCGCCTGGGGCGGTAGGGTTTGCTGAACCATCTGCTCCAGGATTGCCTTTTCCTCCAGGTGCATTGACCGTACTTGCGCTAGGTCCGTACCCTCCATTAGCGCCCGCAGCGCCCGCCTTGCCAGGCCATGATGCTGGGGTTGTACTCGGTGTTCCCGTATCACCTGTAGCACCAGTAGCACCAGTGGAACCAGTTGCGCCCGTAGCACCAGCGTTTCCTTTTGAGCCACCACCCACGGGAACGATTGTCCCAGTGGTGTCGACCATGATTCCCGAAAGCATCATATTTATGTTTTTGTACAAATACGAAGGCAGTTGTGGAATAGTGGGAGCCGATGCTCCTCCACCTTGACCACCTGCTCTGTATGTTATTGCACCCTGCGAATGACCCTTAACTGTTCCGTCTGTAACAACAGTGGCTGAAGGACTGACAGTTTCACCAGAAACGGAACCTATCCCCATGTGTCCATCCAGCATCAACGTGTTTCTGACGAACACCCTAAATCCGTTTGTTAGCAATACCCCTGATGGGGTAATTGTTAGCGAATTATAAAACATGTCTGAAGTCAAGGTAACGACCGAGGAAACCGTGACATCACCATCAATTCCCGAACCATATACGGAATCGTTTGCTGCTCTTGCAACACTTTTTTCTATTCGTAAGATTGGCATATCAAACCTGCGACATGTAGTGGACGGTGCCTGCGTTTTGCCCAGTCACATCAGTAGTAATTCCAGCAGCCAATGCTTCGGCAGAAGATACAATAAGAATCACGCCACCTCCAGCGGGAGCAGTTCCTGGAGCTTTGATATAAGCTGTACCTGTTGCTGGCCCAGAAATGTAACGAGCAGCAATGATGATTATTCCTCCACCTGCTTGACCTAGCGCACCTGCTCCTCCACGAAGAAATTCTGGTCCGCCCGCGGCGGTGATTGAGTAACCAGTGATTGCTTGACTTGGAACTTTAAAATAGTTGGCACCGCCAAGTGCTGCTGTTGGGAGTGTTGACAGATACCCAGTTGCTGCACCACCCAAGGAGTGGGTAACTGCTTCTAAAATCCCACCACCTTGAGCAATAGAGCCAGCAGTAGCAAATCCAGTCGTATAGCCAATTATGGAGTCGGCTCCCATGAACTTCAATGTGCCTTTAACGAATATTCGATACCCGTTAGGCGCAAGACGAACGCTCGCATTAATCGTCAAATCATTTAAATACAAATCCCGTGTCATGGAATAAACACTTGAAGAAGGAGCCATGCTTAGAACTGTTGTGGTTCCGTCTAGTACAGCATCACCATCAGCACCAGTTCCGTAAACAGAATCAACGGCTTCGTTGTAATAGGAGTTCCATACCACTCCATCCCATTGCCAACTTTTAGAGCCGATTGTATAAATCTGGTTTGTGTACGGAGAAGCAGGGAAAGTAATCGCTGCCATTACTCAGATTTCCATTCTTCTGCTGTGTTACCTTCTGCAACCCACGCTAGATACAACTGGTAATCAGAGTTCGCAGAGTCAAGTGGAATCCAGCGCACTGCATCATCTGTCGTTTGAACAATCACTTGTTCGGGACCATCCACAAAAATAGAATATTTCATAATTCACTCGTCGCTTCCCAATGACCAAGCGTTTGACCACCCTGCCACGAATAACCACCATCGGCTTGATTTACGGTAAAAGCCTTAGTGGTTGTATTTATGACGCTCGCTGGTCCTGCATAACCTGGTGCTGCTTGCGGACTAGAGATAACAGCCCACGCACCTACACCACCCGCCTGTGTCCACAATGACACAGTAGGACTTGCTCGTTTGAGAGTTTGAAAACGAACGGTAATGAAATGTTGCCCACTTGCATTACCAAAACTACTTTGATAATGAACACCAGTTGCCGTACTTGTTGCAGTTGCTACACCATCAGCATACGATTTTTCGTAGTACCGTTGGCATAGTGCTAGTTCTACACCGATAGGTCGTTGTTCAAACGGTGTGGGCTGAGGGTTTGCTTCTAACTGAACACCGGTAATTTGCCAATAGTTGCTTGTAGCGGCAGCAAGATTGACTTGACCAGCAGCACGGTTAGCATTGGTGCTAGTTTGCCAGGTAGTTGCTAAAGTTCCTGAAGAAAAACCAGTTCCAGCGGCTAACCAAAATTGAATATCTAGAGAACGGTTCTCATCGTTATCAAAAGCACCAGTAGTATCAGCAGGAAAAGTTATAGTTTTCTTTTCCCAAGTTGCCGAAGCAGACACCGTATACGATGCGGAAACGATACGAGTATTGTCAACATCAAACAAACCAGCAATATATGTACCAGTAACATTTGATTTAACCCAAAAACTTAAAGTTAATTGTTTGGCAGAAGATGTCCCTTTAAGTATTGCTTGGAGGTTTTGACCTTCTAGCCGTGTTTGTGGAACCATATAGTCATTGGCAGAAGGTGAAGCATCAGCGGTGGTGCATAACCATTTCCAAGATTTTCTAAAACCTGAACCCGTTGGAGCATCATTTTCAACAGAATTAGTCCAAGTACCTAAAGTACCTATTTGGGAAGTCCATCTATCCGCAGTTGGGTAGGAGTCGGCAGTAATAGAAGCGACTGATGTACCTCGTTGAGCAACCTGCATAGCCCCATTGATAATAAGATTGCGGAAACCAGACCCTGGGTATGTTGGACCCCAGTTAGTACCGTCATACTGATAACCAATCTTTGTATCTGTTTCATAAATTGTTTGACCAGTCCACGGAGAAGCAGGACGGGTAGGAGAAGTTACTTGGTATGGCGACATTGTTCCACCACCTAGTTCAACCCATGCTGAGCCGTAGTAGATGTATGAAGCGCCAGTAGAAGTATCAAACCAAAGGTCTCCAGCAGATGGAGACACCGGCGCAGTTGCAGAGCTGGTTAATGGTGCACCCACACCTGTCGCACCCGTTGTACCATTTGCGCCAGTTGGTCCAGTTGCACCAGTAGGTCCTGTAGCGCCGGTAGCGCCGGTAGCGCCAGCACCAGTAACCCCCGTTACACCCGTAACACCAGTGACACCGTTGACACCTGTTGGACCTGTGGGACCATCTGCGCCAGTTGCACCCGTAACGCCGACACCAGTGACGCCAGTAACTCCATTGACGCCAGTTGGACCTGTGGGACCATCCACCCCTGTTACTCCAGTTACTCCCGTAACACCAGTAACGCCAGTAACTCCATTGACGCCAGTTGGACCTGTGGGACCATCCACCCCTGTTACTCCAGTTACTCCCGTAACACCAGTAACGCCAGTAACTCCATTGACGCCAGTTGGACCTGTGGGACCGTCCACCCCTGTTACTCCAGTTGCTCCCGTAACACCAGTAACGCCAGTAACTCCAGTAACGCCTGTTACACCCGTAACCCCGTCTGGGCCTGTTGCTCCTGTAACCCCAGTTACGCCATTTGCGCCAGTAGGACCAGTTGCGCCAGTCGGACCAACTGGACCAATGCCGCCAGTTTCTGTCCATTCAATTGAGTCTGTGCCAATTTTAATATACCCACCAGCAGCAGTGCCAGAATTGATTTGGACATATGTTGTTCCAGCGTGGTCTCCTTGGGAAACCAAAACGAAGTCGCCGCTTTCGACTTGACCAGCAATGCTGTTATCAAAGTCGGTGGCACGGGTGAGCTTAAATTTGGAACCTCCAGAACCAAGACTCGTTACGGTATATATGCCGTTTTCAACTGGGTTTGTTCTTCCTGAAAAAAGAATTCGGTCGCCCACGATTACTGTTGCGCCGCCAACTACAGAAAGAGCACCATTAGCGTTTGCTTCTATGTAGGCACCAATACCTAAACCTTCACTTTGGTCTGCCGTCCCAGCAAAATAGGTACTTGAACCCATCGAGTCTTGAACCGTCACTACTGTTGCGTGTGCATTTTGCGCACCAGCAGGACCAGTAGCCCCAGTGACCCCGGTGACTCCATGTGTCCCTGTTACGCCTGTTGCACCAGTGACTCCAGTAACCCCAGTGACTCCAGTAACCCCAGTGACCCCAGTAACGCCAGTGACCCCAGTAACGCCGTCTGGGCCTGTTGCTCCCGTTGCACCATTCGTTCCGGTAGGACCAGTTGAACCAGTAACGCCGTCAGTACCATTTGAACCTGTTGGACCAGTTGCCCCCGTAACTCCGGTAACTCCAGTAACACCAGCGCCAGTCGGACCAGTTGGGCCGGTGGAACCAGTTACACCTGTAGGACCAGGAGTATTAACCCCAGCCACAAGGGTCCATTTCCCGCCAGAATAGACCCAAGTCTTATCGCCAACGGTGAAAGTATCGCTATTTACGGGTGAATTAGGAAAATCTATGGCAGCCATTAAACCTCAAATTTGTTGCTACAAGTTGTCTTTACTGCAAGTATAGAACCTATTTTCCCGCAGTTCTAGAAATGAGGGTGGTTCATGGAAACCTAAACAACATATTACTACAACATATGAACAATCTACCCAAACAGTCCCAGCAGGCGGCGGTATACCCTTCCAATTTTTGAGACAATGTTTACCCTATTTCAAAGAATACCAACCGTCTTCCCAGAGGGTCAATAGTTTTGTAAAATACTCTTCATACATGACGGCAACGACTTCCAGGCTGTACTTCGAGAATGCCAATTCGTGGATTTTCTTACGGTCAAGGTCCTTCACCTTTTCGGTAGCTTCCATGAACTCCTTAAGGGTGCGGCATCTATATCCGTTGAAACCATTTATAACAAGTTCCGTGAATGCTCCCCAGTCAGTTGTAATAGTCGGAGTACCGCAGGCATGCGCTTCAGGAACAACGCTTCCAAATGGCTCGACATACAGCGTTGGGGCGAATGATGCAATTGCGCCACCAAACAGCTTGGCTCGTTCTTCTGCTCCGACCACACCAACATATTCCCCATAGGACGGAATGTTTCCCTGTCCTGCAATGATGAGACGTTTACCCAATCGCTCGCACACCTCTTCAGCAATCTGATAGCCCTTACGTTCGGTGAGACGACCCATGAATAAGTAGTAATCTTCTGGTTCCGCACTGAATGGAAACCGCTCCATTTCAAAGTATGAAGGGATGACGGTGTCAAAGAAGTTCCCGTCTAACGATGCGGCATTACTTGTGGATGTTCCATAGATTGTGTGCATCCAAGCGTATGATTCAAACACCCTAAACTTGGCAAATGTTCCTGGGTAGCCAATACCGAACTCAACGAAAGTAAGCGCTGGAAGAGCATCCGCAATTTGCTTATGGGCGAGTCCACCGATACTGCAAATAAAGTCTTCTTTTTCTGACCGTTCCTGGATTGCCCTAACTACGTTGTCGTTGAATTTTTTCCAGTGTGGCAACGAATAGTCAAAAGATGCCATTGTGTAATGATTCCCACCAAGCGACTTAAGTCTTTCTTTTTCAGTTATGCACGTAATATGCTCATCACACGGAGCCTCATTATCTTCGCCTGCATACAGATAAACGGTATGCCCCAAAGATTTCATCATCATGCAGAATTTACGTACTTTTTCCGTGAAAGCACAAGCCGTAAAATCTAGTGTTGTATTTGTATGTGGCAAACTAACTACGTGAAAACGCATGAATTTCCTCTACTTGTAGACGGCCAGAACAACACTATCAACACATTCGTGAACTTTTGATGTCGCAAACACCTTGTAGTTAAAGCCTTTACCATCAAAATAATCGGTGAACTGGCTTACTCGTTGTTCCCAACTATCCATGTTGTAATTCCCAAACAAGATGTCCTCAATCATGTAGATTCCACCCTCGGAAACAAGGTCAAAAAGGTTTTCAAAAGTATTGATGGAAAGTTCAAAAATATGAGATGCGTCGTCAAGGATGATATCGATTTGCGACGGAAGTGATTTACGCATCTCCATAAATGTCTCGACCTTGGATTGGTCAATAAAGAACGTTTCGATTATTCCACTCTTAAAAAGCAAATGTTTCTTAATGTCTGCGCCGTAGATTTTTGCTTCCGGGAACATCTGCTCCCACGCAAACAAATCCGTGCTACGGGTGTCTCCAAGAAAAAGACCAATTTCCAAAAAAGATTTTGGTGACATGCCGGACAGTAGGTGTGAATACACATCCTCGTAGCCGTGATGCGAAGACTTATCCGAGCCAGCAACAGTGAACTCAAAGCCAAGTTTTTTAGAGAACTCTTCATCGTACGAATATTCTGTATGCAGCAAAATCATGTTAGAACCACCAGAAATGCTTGATAATTGAAAGAGATGCCAGAACAACCCACAATACGTTAAAAAGGATGATTGTGGGAAGTGTCTTCTTGGTGGATGTCCAAATAAGAGCAACGCTCGAGATGATGGCAAAGATGTAGAGCCACCAGAACTGCTTGCCAAGTAGCAAGCCGGGAAAGATGATGGCAATCTTGGTAGAAAATCCCCACGCCTCAACGGTGTTGACTCTTGTCCAGTAGTCCTTGGATGACATTGTTTTAATGGCTGTAATGATTTTATTATAAAACATGATTACCTTTCATTCGTTGGTGCTGATAGGCAGTTTCTCGGTCGGCAAAGAATAGCTGAAGACTACATCTTTTGACAGGTGCTGCACTAGTAATCATTGATACATGATGGGGTATCTGTCCCTTTGCAACAACGGCGGTATTGAATTCTGGAACATACCCTTTTAAGTTTTTATCTTCCATATATATGAATAAACCTCCCCAGTTTTTGTCCCATGACTCATTTAGGTAGATGGAGACATTTATTGGTGAGTAATCTTCATGCCAACCAATCTGGGAATGAATAGGCATTGAATAAAACATTGGAAATGGGATACATAAATCCATTTCTTTGACTTCAGGGACAAATAAACTCACCTCTTCTCTGAGGTTTTCTTCAAATTGTTCAAGACTTGCCATCGTTATTGCGGCCGAACCTTCAGTGAGTTCTTTGTTCCACATCGTATTTTCTCGCCAAATATAATCAAACGAATTCTGGGAAATATACTCGTGGATTTCACTCAACAAAGAAATAGATAAAACATTTTCATGCCGTTCTATGGTTCCCATGCCTACTTCCAGACCACTGTTTTTACATGACCAAGACGGATGGTGGTGTCAAGCATGGGTTTGAATCCTGCTTCATGTGCACGGATAAACCATGATGCGTCCTCGCTTGTCTCAAAGGTTTTTTCCCCAGTCGATGGATTGTGAACTTCCTTGTTTGAAAAGTACGGCACCTCCATTTCACCAAACACCCCTCTTGATATGCAAACAAATCCAAATCCGCTTGTGTAGATACCTACGTATTCAGGGAGACTATCTAGTTCTTCTAATAAGAAAAAAGATGGGGAATTTGATATAGGGCTTATTGCTAGTGCGCAAGTTTCGGTTGCATTGCTTCCAAATTGTTTGGTAGAACTTAGTTTGCCATCCGAACTGACGTGATAGGAGCCGACGGTAATTGGGTGTGGGGAGGAGATGATTTTGGCAAAATCTTCTACCGTCCATTGTATGTCACTGTCTATCCATAACATTTTGTCATACGCTAGTCGTGATATGCGAATTTGCTCGACCATAATTTCGCGTAATTGGCCAACGTGCGAGCCAGCAGCAGTGTGTATATCAACATTAATATTGTTTTCATAACCAAATTTGAATGTTTGGCACAAAGAAGCAACATACTCTGGGGTGTATGACTGTGCGGGGGTCATGATTAGCACCCGGCGAACATTATTCATCTTCTGTAAACTTTGTTTCTGGAGTAATAAATGAATCCTCATCAATCAAGTTGATGTTTTGGACAGGCTCAATCGAACAGTTGATAAATTCACTGATAATCCACTTATCGCTAGATAGCGGAACCAGACCCTGATGCGGGTACTGCCATGTGGTTGGAAAAACTACAACCTTTCCAACTTCTGCGTTCACTGTTAATTCGTGCATAGGGAAATGAGTCCCACCGCCATCTTGCACCGTATTGAGATAAACAACGACTGCGAGAATACGTTTGATACTGCTATCACCATGCGTTTCAATCCATGGAACAGCATCGCAATGCTGCCTGTAGTAGCCAGCATTTCGTTCGTAGCGCTGAATCCTAAAACCAGTAGATTGGACATTTGGCGCCTGCCATAGCTCTCGGTACTGCTCAATGTAGTCAGCAACGCACGACCAAACGATGGTGTCAAACGAACTGCATATCTCAAAATATTTTTTATAATGTCTTAATTCTGGCGTGTATTGCTCATCATTCATAAATGATGTATCCATACACCTCTTCATGTATGGATTGTAACCACCGATGGTCGGACCAGCAGAAAACAGTGTATTAAAATCTTCCGTCAAACATGAAACCAATTCTTTACATAATTCTGCGTCTAGGACATTTTTGTATTCAGCAATACCAGAAACTAACCCGAGTGGAAAATGCCGTTCTATCTGTCCCATGCTCTTTGCTCCCTTTTGTATTTACCTTTTCTCCAATCATTCAATGGGGACCATGGTCCACCAAATCCTCGACTCCTATGTAGTGAGTGAAGTCCTTGGTCGCCAAAGATAATGGAATCGGTATTTTCTTTACGCTTGACCACTATTAGCTGTGCTATTGGTGTTCCTTGTTTGAGATAGAAAGGTTCTTTGGTTTTGACATTTAGAACCACATTGACAGTGTGATAATAATCCGTATTGACTATCCCGGGGACAACATCAAACTCTGGCTGTGGGTTAATTAAAGAACCAACAATAAGAACAGAGTAGCCTTTTGCCGTTCTGAAGGAGAAAGGGTTAACAAGTTTTAAGAAGTTTGTTTTCTTTACCGAATCATCTCGGCGTTCAGTGTATGGGCAATCACCGGTTTGCTCATAGGTGAACGGGTCAATGCGACCAGCAAGGTCACTTTCTGATTCTGGCACTAAATTGAATTCAGCCTGAATCAACGAGCCATCTGGTGAGAGTCGGCACCTAAGGTCTGCCCACAATGGGATTGTGATTCCCGTGTACATTAGGTCTGTTGTTCCAGGACAAAATTTAATATTCTTGTCATCTGGTAGTTTATTGACCCACCATTCTTTGCTATTTTTATTAATGAACGGTTGAATTTTTTCAACGTCCAACATTGAATTGGACTCAGGCATTATGAGAATTTGGTTTGGTTTTAAGTTTGGAACTTGACCAACCCGGTTTAAACCTGATAGGTGTGAGATTCCTTTATTTTTTGAATATTTCATGGTGTTTGATTACTCGTTCTGTACGAAGGTAGGAATCACGTATTTGGGTAATCCTTGTCTTTGCTAATTCTAGTGTATTGTGCCTAATCAGGGCAAGACGTGAATTTTCTTCATCAACCAACCCCTGACCTTGGGCAACATGCCAAAAATGCGCAACCTGAAACAACTCATAACCATTCATGCCATAGTAGTCGTTCCGTGAAGGGCTTCGCTCTTTCCAGAGTTCCATCATATCTTCCAACATTGGCGGCCTAGGCATATCTGCTGCATCACGCCAAAATTGAGTGTCTCTTCTGTCGGATACGTAATGTAATGCAATCATGGAGACCAAGTTTTGATGAAATTCGTCCATTATTTGGTTGTATCTTTTTATGGATGCAGAGTGATTGGGTGAATAGGAACCTAGAAACGTACACAATAAACGAGCCTGCTGAATGGCGGTAGAAATAGAAGTTGCCTCTAATGGCTCGATAAATGAACTTGCAAGTCCAATGGCTACACAATTTTTATGCCATTGAGTTTTTAGGAATCCTGAATCAAAATGAATAAATCTTGGGTTCTCTATGGGGTATCCAGTCATTTGTGACAATTCTTCCAAGACAGCCTCATCATCAATATGCTTAGATGAGTACACATACCCATTGCCCCTGCGGCTTTGTGTTGGTATTTCCCACACCCACCCAGAAGATGCTGCTCGGGCACGTGTGTATGGACGTATCTCGCCATTTGGGTCAGGGGGAGTTGGGAATGGGGATGCAGAATCAACCAGTAAATACTTCGAGTATGACTCCCATGCGTTGTTCCCAAGGGCACTCATTAGGACTCTTGATAAACCAGTTGCATCAATCCAGAAATCAGCAAAATACTCATTTTCCCCACACGATACAGAACCAATAAATCCGTTATCTTCTTTGATATTCAATTTGGTAACTTTGTCATCAATAACGCTTATCCCGCGTTTTTTGCAAAGTTCATGGAAATATGAATTTAGTTTAAATGTGTCAAAATGAAACTGATTTGTTTGTTTGTGAAATGACAGTCCTTCTGTTATTTCGTTTCCTTCTGCGTCAATTTGAAAAGGTTTCTGAATACAATTTTCTATAAATAGTGGGTGTGAAAATAAATTTGTTAACAGTTTGTCATTTGAATTAGCCCAGTCATAAACCGGAATCAAATCATTATGCAACTCATAGGAGGAAATACTATGAAAATACTTGGGTGTGTGATTTGTCCAACCCTCAAAATAGATTCCGTATTTATGCGTTGCTTCAGTTTCTTTGACGAGCTCGTCAATGTTTATGTCGCACAATTCGCAAAAAGTTCTCCAGTGTTCGGTCGAACCTTCACCAACCCCAATTATTCCTATTTTTGAAGACTCCAATATGGATACATCAAATACCGGCAAGAGTTTTTTTATTACTAGTGCGGCAATTAAACCTGCCGTTCCTCCGCCGACAATGTTGACTTGCATGCTAACTGAACCATGTCACAAAGGAATATTTGACATATGGAGAATTTTCCTCAACAGGAAGAGCAGAATGGCGATAGACGAAGTTGGATGGAAACAAAATTATTGAGCCAGCCTCGCAAGGAACCGTTAAATCAAGATGTCCAAAGTAAAGTTCGCCGCCAACAAAATCGTCACTCAACCATCCGACCAAACTTAACTGACGTTTGTTTTCCCAATGATAATCAATATGCGGTCGATACTCGGCTCCGCTTGGGTATTTTAATACCCTGTATCCTTCGTCGGAGCGAAGGTCTAGATTCCAGTATTGTCGGTATTGGTGAACACATGCATTTATGTGACTAAATGCCGTCTTCCATTTTTCAGAAACAGCATAAAGTCGATTGGTTTGCTGAACTTCGTCCGAGATTGGACCAAGGTGCATTTCTATGGAGCCCCTATAATTTGATATTTTTCCTTGGTCTGTTCCAGACATTTCCCACATTAAGTATGGCCAGTCTTGGGAGGACTCTTCTTCCAGCATGTCCTTGATTCCGGTAGGGTCAAAAACATTCCTATACAGAAAGACCCCTGGCGCTAGGTTTTCATACGGATATTCATTTGCTCCTTGAATATCTTCAATTGTCATGAGTTTCCCTCTGTGTGAGAATTAAATTCTTTGAGCAATAAATATTGTTTATTGTCTTTCCAGATAACTAACGAAAATTTTGACTCAAAACTTATTCTAACCATCAACTCAACGTAATGTTTTTCAAGATGATTTATTTTAAGTACGCTGTGCCCATTTGGTTCTCCGACAAGATGGGAGAACAGTGTAAAAAAAACATTTTTACTCAAATCTAAAAAATCGTTATAATAAGAAAATTTTACAGTTGTGCCAACGGTCGCTATTTCTGGCTCCATTGTTAAGTAATGGATGGTTGGAATAGACAGGGGGATTGGTGAATCTCTATCAAATTTCAGGTTTGCTGTTCGTTCATTATCCCCAACCAGAATGGGCGCGGCATGCAGCCTTGAAAGTTTTTGTGCCTCAGCTAGGAATGTTTCGTCTGGGCAATATATAACCCTGTCCATCCGACAAAGACTACTCCAGTCCGGCGATTAGCGCAGAAACAGTTTTATAATTAGTGATATTTATTGCAAGATGAGCGGCTAGACTGGGGTCCAAGGATTCCACGGTTCCTAATGTGTCCAAGTCTACCGTGAAGGGGTTTTCATAACCTGCTTGAATTAGGCAGTTGGTGATATTGCTTGCGAACCCAGACTGCGAACTTCTAAGGGCCATTAATTTTTGTTCGTCCGATATATCTAATGTTGCCATGATGCTCCTATGAGTTTATTAAAACCTTTGTTGAGGAAGATAGTGTTTGGGCTAAGTTCCATGAATCAGTAACGATGATAATACCACCCTCTTTGCCTGAAGCGCCAGCGTTACCCGCTGTACCCGCAAGTCCGGCAGCGCCATTGTTGCCTGGATTGCCCGGGTTCCCTGCAGTACCAGCAGCGCCATTGTTGCCTGGATTGCCCGCCGCACCCGCCGTACCATGGTTTCCTGCCGACCCCCCTGCACCGCCGGCAAGAGCGAAAGTATGGCTGACGGGTCCATGGCCTGCATTCAGTGTAGCGTTATGACCAGTATTAGGGTTATGTCCGGAGACGAACGTATGGGCTAAACCAATTGCAAAGTGAGCGACGTTTGAAGGAACGGAAAATCGCGGCCATGTTAGGTTCGCCGCAGCTCCGGTCCAATGGAAGGCATGGGACGTGCTTCGATGTGCATGTCTCGGGAAGTGAGCTTGGTTTGATTCGTTGGCGGGACGGCCGCCTTGGCCACCAAATGTGCGCATGCTACTGTTCAATGCCGTTGGTCCAAAGCCGTGGTTTGCGGTGGAACCAGTGGGGTTTCCGGGGTTATGAAATCCATTGTCACGAGCGCTTACATAACCGTTACCTGCAGCACCAGTATTTCCTGCAGCACCTGCAGTGGCATTCCCTGCAGTACCAGCTGTAGCTCCAGTCCCAATATTCCCCGCAGCGCCAGCGTTTCCAGATGTTGCTCCAGTTCCGATATTTCCAGCATTTCCTGCCACCCCAGATGTGCCGGATTGTCCAACGCTGATAATTGTTCCTGCACCAGAAATGGTTTTAGCGACAATCAGAACGATTGGTCCGCCCGCCCCTCCAACTCCATTGGAACCAGCATTCCCAGCATTACCTGGGTTTCCTGCCAAACCTTTGGGGCCATTGGTCCCAGGGTTTCCGTGATTACCTGCTGCACCGTTAGTACCTGGGTTTCCAGCTCCGTTAGTGCCTCCGTTCCCAGAACCAGCGGCACTGTTGGGAGAATGAAAATGATAATGTATATTGGAGCCGGCATGAGCGTAGTGACTATTAGCCGGAAGCCCAGCTCCACTTTGACCTCCGGTAGCACCAATTCCGTTGGTACCTGCAGTAGCACCAGAACCAGCCGCACCCGCCGTGCCAGCAGTAGCACCAGTTCCGATATTTCCGTCAGCTCCAGTACCACCAGCACCACCCGCACCAGCACCAGTGCCTGCGGCGCCAATATCTCCACCACGGAACTGACGAACAGTTGCTGCGTTATCTACGTAGTACCCAGTGATTGCAGACTCAAGTTCGTTTAATAACGATAAAGCAACAGGGTTTGTTGATACTTGACTAAGGCTGTATGTTTCTACTGTCGAGGATTGACCAGCAACAGTGCCATCAGATATGGCAGTCGTGTAACCTACGGTCGCACCTATTGTTCCGTTGTTTGTAAGGGTTCCTTTAACAAATACACGAAAACCGTTAGTAATCAAGGTGCAACTGGAATTGACGGTCAAAGAGTCGTAATACATATCTCGCGTAATGACCGTCGGTGTCCCAGTGTTGGAGATAACAACTGTCCCATCGCTGCCGTTGCCATAAACAGTATCGTTACCAATCTTCTGTATATATTCTTTGACCTCTGACCCAGGTCTAGTCCTAATAATTCCACTCATGATTAAACCAACTGCATGTAAATCGAAGTGCCTGAATTAGCACCAGTAACATCAGTAGAAACATTGGCCGGAATAGCAGATGCTGAAGAAACCACTATGACCACTCCTCCTCCTCCTGGCGATGTTGCTGGTGCCGCAATTTTAGCATTTGTGGTCGTGGCAGTACAGGACATGTAACGGGCAGCAAGAATGACCACACCGCCGCCAGCCTCGCTAGACCCACCTGCCCCACCACGCAGAAATGTTATTCCGCTGGTAGCAGTTACCGAATAACCCAATACAGCCTGGCGTGGTTGAGACCAATACTGTGTTCCGCCCTGGGATGCAGTAGGGGCAGTGGCAGTGTAAGTGCTAGCCGCGCTTCCGCCAAGACTGTTGGTAACCGAGGTTCCGACACCCACGGATGTTGCTCCGCCTTGCTGAATAGAGCCGGCGGTTGCAAAGCCTGTCGTAAAACCGATTGTTGAAGCATTGCTAAGAGTCAAAATGTTTTTTACAAAAATCCGATATCCAGCAGGATTCAAACGGACCGAAGCATCAATCGTTAGGTCGTAGAAATACAAATCCCGTGTCATTGTATAGACAGAAGATGATGGTGCCATGGATAGGACGGTTGTTGTTCCGTCAAGGGTATACGAACCGTCGGCACCGCTACCGTAAACACTATCGGGAGCATCTATAAATGCTCCAAATGGATTCAACACAGGATATTTAGCAATACCGGCCATAACTACACCTCGTAAGCAGTGACAGTTACCGAAACTGTTGTCGCACTTGCAAAGAAATACAATTTCTCGCTTGTCGTAAGTTTTAAGTTTGTATTGTACGTAATCGTTTCATTGGCGTTAATTGTTGTTGCTGAAAGAATACGGTTAGCAGCAGTATCGGATGAACCAATTCCCAATGTAATCGTGCCTGAACTAGAAGCGGTGTTGCAAAAAATAACCTGCTTGACCACTCCGACTCCTTGCGTTCCAGTACCAGCTGGGGTATAGGTGTTGGCGGGGGTTGTGTATGTCGCTACTGCCGAGACAGCAACAGGACCTAATCGAGTTGGGGTAATAGCCATTAGAAGACCTCCATAAGTAGAATAATTTCTGTATCGTCTGCTCGAACATTAGTAGGACCACTGGCTCCAGTGGGGCCAGTTGCACCAGTTGCACCAGTAACGCCGTCGGTACCAACGTAACCATTTGAACCACTTGGACCAGTTGGTCCTGTTGCTCCCGTAACGCCCGTTACGCCTGTGACTCCAGCTCCAGTAGGACCCGTAACACCAGTCGGCCCAGTATCACCAGTAACTCCTGTAACTCCTGTTACGCCTGTAACTCCAGCGCCAGTCGGACCCGTAACTCCAGTAACCCCAGTAACTCCAGTTGGTCCAGTTGCACCAGTAGGGCCAGTTGCGCCAGAAGCGCCCACAGGACCAGTAGCACCAACCTCACCAATGTCACGAATGATGAGCAATACTTCATGGTTGTTACTAAAGTTTGTGGTGCCCGTTCCGCTAGAAGTAACCAATGTAACGCCGTATTCAACATGTGTCGTTTGGTCGGTGACGCTAGTGACCGACCATTCTTGATAGTTGGTGGAGTCATTCGCATCTTGGATAAACAATTCGTCGCCAGGCTGGACATTGTTTAAAAATATGTGTATATCAAGTCCGTCTTTATCAATGTCGTCCACATTGATTTGTGTTGCACTTGTTTGTGTAGCATTGTTCCAAAGCAGATAGGTGCTGCCTGGGTCGCCGCTTGTTGAATCAGTTTTTGCTTTGTAATCAAAGTATGAAGAAGATTGTCCACGCGGTCCTGTAACACCTGTTGCTCCAGTGGGGCCTGTTGCTCCCGTTGCACCAGTAACTCCTTCGGCGCCAGTAACTCCCGTAACACCCGTAACTCCAGTTGCCCCCGTAACTCCGGTAACCCCAGTTGCACCAGTTACGCCATTTACACCCGTAACTCCAGTGACGCCCGTAACTCCAGTAACTCCAGCACCAGTTGGACCCGTAGGCCCATCAACTCCGGTTACTCCTGTTACGCCTGTAACGCCTGTTACTCCAGTAACTCCAGCACCAGTTGGACCCGTAGGCCCATCAACTCCGGTTACTCCTGTTACTCCTGTTACACCCGTAACTCCCGTAACTCCAGCACCAGTTGGACCTGTAGAGCCAGTTGGACCTGTGGCACCAGTCGGACCCTGAATACCTTGCGGACCAGAACCACCAATTTCAATCCACTGCGAATCGTAGTAAACAAATGTTTGTGCGGTATCGGACTCAAACCAAATCTGGCCAACAGCAGGGGAACCTGGAGCAGTTTCAGAGATTGTTGCTCCACCAGCTGCGCTGGCGTTAACCCATGCAGTTCCGTTCCATTGCAACACTTGATTGGTCGCAACGCTTGTTATTGTCACATCTGTCAGGTCATCAAGAGATGCAACAGTGGATGCTGTTCCTGGAACAAACTTGGTTCCGTTGTATTTGAGTACTTGGTCGCTTGTCGCACCAGTTGTATCGACTTCTATCCCGTCAATGAAAAGTACGGGGACTTTAAATGTGTCGTCAGTCTTGAGAACATTTGCTTCGTCTCGGTAGAGGTTTACATCTCCACCACCAGTTCCGTCGCCCCAGACGAGACGACCGCCACCCTGTATTTGAAGTCTTGCGAAAGTTTCCTGGTCTACAAAAATTGTCAACCCATCAGAGCCAGCGGATGACAGCTGCTTAATGGCAATTGGGGTTATAAATTTTTGAGCCACGACCTCAATCGCTTCCGTTTTGTTCGATTAGCCCCTCAGGACTAATTTGTTTTTAAAACTTAACCCGTTACTACGATAGTGTAGTCACCTGCTGTAATTGTTCCAAGAAGAGTAACTGTTACCGTGTCGGCGTTCGTGCGAGCAACGTCACCAATTACCGTAGCACCACCTGATACTTCAAAAATCTGAACAATAACGTTCGTTGAGTTGAACATGTGGTCAACCTGGGTTGTGGAGGTTCCACCAGCGCTAGCTGCACAGCCTTTGCTTGCGATGCGAGCAAGAGCTGGAGTAGTAGTATTCGCAGTTCCTGCAGACGTTTTAATACCAAGGTTTGTGCGAGCACTTGCTGCATCTGACGCACCAGTACCACCGTCTGCGACAGCAACATCTGTACCGTTCCAAACACCAGTAGTGATTGTTCCAAGGGTTGTGATGGTGTTTTGACCAATGTACGTAGAATCGATGTCAATGGCATCCGAAGAAACAGATATACGACCCGCTGTTCCAACAGCATTAATCGTATTTCCAGTTTTTGTGAGACCGTCACCAGCAGTGATTTGGCCAGCACCAGAGAACTGGACCCATTCGATTGCATCTGTGCCTACAGTGATGGCTCCGTTGCTTGTTACAACCCAGCCAGAGTCTGCATTTGCGGTACCTTCTTCAACAAAAGTAAACGCTCCACCGGACACTTCGCCGGTTCCATCAAAATCAGTTGCACGAACCGCAGCGCCAGTTGCCTGAACAACGTAGATACCGTTTTCAGACTGGGTGCTCTGGTTCTTTACGAGAACACGGTCCCCAGTAGCAAGAGTTACGCCATCAAGCGTGTCGCCGTTCTCTAGACCAGAAGCAAGAAGTACAGCAGTAGTAGTTGCAGCGCGAACTGACTGCTTGACGTCTAGGCCCGAGCGGGCAGCATCTACATAAGCCTTGGTAGCAGCATGTGCATCGTCAGTTGGTGTACCAAACTTTGCTTGACCGCTTCCATCTCTTATGACAAGCTTGTTTGCGGTTGCTTCAGATGCGGCATCAGCCAGCTTCGAAAAGTCTGAAGCGGACAACAAACCAGCGCTTGCAGATGTTGCAAGGTTTGGAGTAATCGTGATTTGTCCATTGGACTCAACAATGGTGAGTGCTGTGGCGTGTGAACCGCCCGCAATTACACCGGCGGCCTCGCCAACCCCGGCAACGACCTTTCGCCATGCGGCAGCGGTTAAGTCATAAATCTTGATAACACCATCGGCGCTATTGAAGTACATCCGTCCATCAAATAGGTTTGTCGATGGGTCGCTTGCAAGCACCTCAAAGCTAGAATTAATGAGCTGATTGCGATTGAGGTCAATGTTGGTTAGAAATTTTTGCGCCATTTTTGCTCCACCTTATGTGAGATATGCTTTTCCAGAAAATGCCGAAGAAAACATGACCGTAATCTGAGTATTACTATTGTATTGTACCTCACCAAATACATGGGTATCTGCAGAATCCACAATGGTTACCTGTGGCTTTCCTCCGAGCGTATGGGTTATTACCCATGTCGTTGAAGCACTCCCCTGTTCGTGAATATGGCGTCTAGTGTTTGAGGAGCCGGCTCCAGCAAACCTGACAACAACCTGATTTTGTGCATCTTGATTTACGATTACCTGATTTGGGGTATCCTCGCGAATATTTACCTGATTTGGGACATTGCTCATCTAGTAACCTCTGGGATGAGCGTAAATGCTCCTTTTATAACCTTTGACACAAAGCCACCGTTGTCAATGATTTCAAGGTCATAGACACCACTACTATTTATAGATGCCGTAACCGACGCAGACATCGACATCGCTATTAAATTTGTAGTGCCGCCAACCGGATTTATTTCCAACCCTAGGTTCTCTGTGGTCAAGGTGACTATTGCAGATGCTGACTCGATGGTTCTTCGTACCTGCATTCTCGCGGTGTAACCAGTTAAGTCAAATTCTTCGTATGTCTGACCAGTTGGGTCGGTTGCGAGGTCTGGCTGCTCTATTTCCAGGATGCGCGAAAACGACGAACCCTGCTCACAGGTTATGTTGTAGATACCAGCAATCATGGGCGCGCTCTCCTAATCAGAAACCATAACGATTGTAGATTAGGAAACAGTCTGCTACGAGCAGATATCACTAAATAGCCGAAGCTGAATCCTTGTTTGGGCCGACCTTTTTGAGACCCATCGACATGGCTATTGAAAGCGCAACTGCCGTAACTCCGATTTTGAGGTTGTCCTGATTTAGGAGACCGTCAGAATCTGCTCCAGTTGCAATCCATGCCCCAAGGTAAGCCTGAACGAATGTTCTAGCTGCTCTTTCCGCAATGTCTTTGATAAAGGAAGTTCCCATATGTTTTCTCCAATTTGTTTAGGTGTATCTAATTTACCACACATGATTTAGTCCTACAATCCTTGCGGTACATGCTATTGTCTATCGAATGGCCCCAAAGAAACGCAAGCCGACAATTGGCTACCTAACATCAGACTGGGCCTGGGGTACTGACCCACTGCAACCCAATGGTTGTGCTTGGTACAGATGCAAGCTCCCCGCAGACCAACTGAACAAACATGGATGGTTTGCCACTGTTGGTTTTCCGGGCTTCAACCCACAACGCGGGTTTGGGATGGTTGTCCCTGGAGACAAAGCTATCCATGGTTGGGATATTATTGTTTTCAAACTTCTAATGCAACGCGAAGTGCTTGAAGCGATGCCCCTTGCGCAAAAAATGGGACAGAAAATAGTAGTTGACGTCGATGACTGGTTTGACGGACTCGCCACAACAAATCAAGCATACAAAGCCACAGACCCAACGACTAATCCCGATAACAATAGAGATATTTACGCGCAGATAATAATGCAGGCAGACGCTGTAATCACTTCAACTCCATTCCTGTTTGACTATTATGCAGCAAAAAGAGAAAATGTTTTCATGGTCAGGAATGGAATAGACATAGAAAGATGGAAACCACGCACACCAAGAACGAATCATCGCTTAAGACTCGGGTGGGTTGGGGCTACCCCATGGCGCTCTGGTGACCTAGAGACGCTCTCATCATTTCTTGGTAAATACTTGGTTGATAGAAGAATAGGTTTTCATCACTCTGGGCATACAACAAATGGAGCTCCATCAGCAAACCGCCAACTCGGTATACCCGACAACATAACAAGAACCCTCCCATTGGCTCCAATTTTGTCGTATCCAGGACTATTTCAACCGATAGACATTGGCATGGTGCCTCTAAACAACATTCCATTCAACCATGCAAAATCTTTCATCAAAGGCCTTGAATATGCTGCTGCTGGTGTTCCTTTTATTTCCTCATACTCTCCAGAGTACAAAATTCTTGCCGACCAAGGAATTGGCCGTGTTGCGTATACTCCGGACGACTGGGTTCACCATTTAGACGAATTACGTCGAACCCATATCAGAAGAGACGAGGTTGGCCACAATCTTGAAATGCTGCAAAATTTCACGATGAACAAGCGCGGCGAAGATTGGGATGCAACAATGCGCGTCATCCTAGAAAAAATCTAGGTGTTTCCATGCAGGATATCGCCTGGACATTTGGTGTAATAACCGTATACGAAGATAAGAACAGACTCAACGAGATACTCGACAGCATCCGAACCCTTGGAGTACCAGAGTACGAAATCTTGCTTGTTGGCGGCGGCGACTCAACCGGAATAGATGGTGGAGATATTGTCAAGATTAATTTTGACGAATCAGTCAAACCGCGATGGATTACTCGCAAAAAAAATATTCTTGTTCAAAATGCAAAGTATGAAAATATTGTACTGATGCACGACTATCACGTGTTTGACGCGAGATGGTATGAGGAGTTCAAGAACTTTGGTACAGACTGGGAAATTTGCTCTTGCCCACAGCACCTAATAAATGGCGACAGAAATCCAATGGATTGGTCGCTCTGGGACAAACCAGGACACGGTCGCGCATGGTCGCTTGACTACAACGACTGGACGCAAACTCAATACATGTATATATCTGGTGGCTTCTTTATTGTTAAAAAGCATGTGATGCTTGAAGAACCGCTTGACGAATCACGTGGATGGAATGAGGCAGAAGACGTCGAATGGTCCATGCGTGTTCGCAGTAAGTACGTAATGAAATGCAACGGAAAAAGCGTTGTTCGTCACAATAAGTGGCATAGGCATGCAGGACCAAATCCAAATGAAAAATAACTTTCTCGTCATCTTTGACCTTGACGGTGTTTTGATTGAATCACGCGACGTTCATTACGATTCACTGAATATTGCCTTAAGTAGGGTTGATGTTAAATACGTAATTTCGCAAGAGGAACACCTATCAAAATATGACGGTCTTGGGACAACAACAAAGTTGAAGATGTTGACTGAAGAAAAAGGTCTTCCAGAATCGAAGCATCAGCAAATCTGGGAAGACAAGCAAAAAGCAACTCTAAAAATACTCTCAGATTTCCCCAAGAATTACGTAGCAATTGACATAATGCAGACCCTCAAGGAAAAGGGCTGGCGCATTGCTGTTGCCTCGAACGCCATACGAGATACGGTCATAACCGCGCTAGATGCAATTGGTGTCCTCAAATACGTCAGCTACATAATGAGCAACGAGGACGTAAGAAACCACAAACCACACCCAGAGATGTACTGGCAATGTATGGTCTCCCTTGATGCAGGTCCTGCTAATACTATAATTATTGAGGATTCCCATATTGGCAGGGAGGGTGCGCTTAGCTCTGGCGCAAACCTTCATGCAATAAAGAATGCTGCCGACCTTAACAAGGAACGTTTAATCCGTTTTGTTGAGGAAATAGAAAATAGAGGCAAAAAGCCTGTTGCGTGGAGGAATGAAAAAATGAATGTCTTGATACCGATGGCGGGAGCCGGCTCACGCTTCGCGCAAGCTGGATATACGTTTCCAAAACCTCTAATTGAAGTTAATGGGAAACCAATGATTCAGGTAGTTGTCGAGAACCTAAACATAGATGCGCACTTTATTTTCCTTGTACAAAAAGAGCACTACGAAAAATACAACTTAAAACAGGTTTTAGGACTCATCAAACCAGGGTGCGACATTGTCCTGGTTGATGGGATGACGGATGGCGCTGCCTGCACGACATTATTAGCATCTGGATTGATAGACAACGAAGAACCATTACTGATGGCCAACTCTGACCAGATAGTCGATTGGAATAGCAACGAGTGTCTTTACGCATTTGGGGCTGAGGGTATCGACGGTGGAATACTTACATTTAAGGCAACTCACCCAAAGTGGTCTTACGCAAAACTTGGTGACGATGGCCTTGTGGATGAGGTTGCAGAAAAGAACCCAATTTCAGATAATGCAACTGTCGGAATTTATTACTGGAAGCATGGCTCTGATTATGTTAAATATGCGAATCAAATGATTCAAAAAGACATCCGAACCAACAACGAGTTTTATGTTTGTCCAGTATTCAATGAAGCTATTGGGGATGGAAAAAAGATTCGAATTAAAGAAGTCCCTAAAATGTGGGGAATTGGAACGCCGGAAGACCTGAACTACTACCTGGAGAACAACAAATGAGCGAGGGGTTGTTGCATAGTTTGGGGCTGAAGCATGGGACAGACAAATCACAACACTTATACATGGACGTCTATGAACGACATATCAAAAGAGAATCTGTTAAACATCTGCTCGAGATTGGAGTGCAAGGGGGTTATTCTCTTAGGGCTTGGAGGGAATGGCTTCCAGAAGATTCATCGGTCCACGGGTGGGACATAGACGAAATACCTCAAATAGAAGGATGCTTAGTACTAAAAGTTGACCAAGGCAATAGGGAACAAATTGAATCCGCAATAAATGGGCAAATATATGATGTGATAGTCGACGACGGTGGACATACTCCCGAATTGATAGAAACGTCTTTTTCTTTTTTATTCAAGTATTCAAAGATTTACATAATAGAAGACCTTCATGCGTGGTGGCTTGGTTACAAAAACCAAGACGAGGAAGCAACTGTAAATCTGTTGGAAAATATAGACAAAAATGGATGGGCTTCAAAATATTCACTACCTGATGAAGCAGAATATATTCAAAAAAATGCTGATGTTGTTGAGGTCTTCCATCGAGGCAGCCGAGATGCGCCACTATCAATGACGGCAGTTATTTACAACATGGAGAACAACAAATGAGCAAGGAAAAAGACGATTACCTAGGAATGCAGAATTCGTATTATGACGAATATGCATCAAAATGGTCGCTTGATTTTAGGGACCCAGTTGTCGGCTCGTACGACGCACACAACAACTGGTCAGACTATGACAATTTTTTATTCAAGGACTTTAATACAAATGGTCTTGTAGCACTTGAATATGGATGCGGACCTGGAAGAAACTTGGTCAAGTTTGCAGATAGATTTGCTCGGGTTGATGGGATAGATATTTCTCATGTGAATATTGAAAAAGCATGCATAAATGTTAAGGCAAACAACATTGCCGAACCAAACCTGTATGTGACCAGTGGTGACAACCTATCCGCTATTGAGGATGATGTTTATGATGTTGTTTTCGCCGTAATCTGCTTTCAGCATATTTGTGTGCATAAAATTAGATTCGATATCTTGACCGATATCTATAGGGTCCTAAAGCCAGGCGGCAAGTTGTGTTTTCAGATGGGATACGGTGGCAAAGGCGAAATCCCAACTGCTGGGTACTACGACAACAACTATGATGCTGGAAGTACAAATGGTCACTCGGACGTGAGCATTACTGATGAGCAAGACCTAAAGGGAGACCTTGTGGATAAAATAGGATTTACAAACTATCGGTCAGATATTTGCGATACCGGCCCTGGTGATAATCACAAAAACTGGATATGGGTTCAGGTGCAAAAATGATTTACATATCCCACAGGGGAAATCTAAACGGTCCAAAGCCGGAACTCGAAAATCACCCAACATATATAGAGGAAGCAATTGCGCGCGGATTTGATGTTGAGGTTGATTTGTGGGTTAATGAATCAGGTGCCTTTCTAGGTCATGACGGTCCACAATATCTAGTTCCTCATGAATGGCTAATTGATAGAACTGACCAAATATGGATTCATTGTAAAAATTCAGAATCATTAGCTTTTGCCATGAGGCATAATTTGCATTGTTTTTTCCACAATACGGACGACTACACGATTACCAGTAGGGGTTACATCTGGGCATTTCCTGGAAAGAAGAGGAGTTCGGAGAAGTGCATCAAGGTGCTTCCAGAATTATCCTGGTGGGAGATGGACCATGATTGGAAGATTCAGTACTCAGGTGTTTGTTCGGATTTTGTTGCAGAGTTAAACAAACCCAAATACAAACTATCCGAATCACCCGTACTAAAACCAATTGATTATGATAAGCATTTCGTCATAGGAACTCCACTAGTTGCCTGGAAGTGTGACGCCAAAGAACACATGAACTGGCTTGCCGATAAGGCCGAAATTTGCAGAAAGTTTCCAAACGTTAAATGGTTTGCCTCATTCGAGCTTGATAATAGAGGAATAGAACCATTCTCTGAAGTGATAGCAGCGCTTAAGGAGGTGAATGGAGACTACTGGACTTATTCGATAAACGATATGCAGAAGAAGGTTGAATCCGGAAATAGATGGATTCGAATAGAAACTGGAAGAAACCTAATTAGAGAATTTGCTCAAAGAAACAGAATAACCAGCGGTCATCACTGGGGTGAAGATTGCACAGAATTGAACTATGGAGTCGCGAATTACTCAGCAGTCCTATACATAGACTCAGATATGTCTCTCGACTCTATCGCTATTGAAAAAATGCTTGAAGTGAACAGACCCCTAGTTGGGATGGATGTGCCCGCATATTGTCTATCTGGCCCAATTGTCAATGAAAATCCAAGGATAGAAGAACACTGGACCACTGCGGGAGCACTTCTGGTTAATGCACCTGCCTTCTATGACCTCCCTTGGTCTCACAACGCATACCTAAACCTAAGCGACGACCCAACATTCCAGTCAATGGCCGAAAGGCTTCTCCGTAGAGAGGGGACTGAGAATCTTGATTCCACTTACGGTATGACATGGGTAAGGAAAGATGGAGAAGCAAAGCATCACGGAAGACTTGAGCCAGTAGAAAAAAGAAAAATAGCAGATAGGGATATTTAAATTTCTTTTAGACGATTATCGGTCATTGGAAAATTCGATGGTCAGGTAATTTTTGGGTGGTAGAATTAGAGGTCTTTTTTAAGGAGGCCTCATGTTCGTACGGCGCCGTCGCATCAATAAACCTGCGGCCATCATGGCTGTCCCTTCAGTGTTCCTTTTGCTGGTATCAATTTTTGGCTTTTCATCCCCTGTCCAAGCCACTTTCTCCACACTTAGCCAAATAAGTGACTCTCAAGCCTTTCTCCAAGGCCAGTTTGCCGAGGTTGGCGTAAGACCAAACGGTGCCTTTGGCTCAACAAGCGTTCCTTCTGGATTTCACCAGAACTCTGGAACCTGTCTTGGCTTCCGCGTAGACCGCGCTTTTGATGGTTGGGACAACCCAGCGACTACAGACGATGGCGACTTCTTCTGTCCTGGCTCTCCGTTTGAGGGCTGGCAAATGAAGGTTGGCTCAAATCTTGCAAAGAACGATAATGGTACGACTGGCATTTCTGGTGCCGTGTCCAACCTTCAAACTTCTGGCTCCTCACAATGTGTGTCTTGGAATAGCGCTACTGCATACAACGGCGTTTCTATAAGTCAAAGGTATTGCGTCCCAACGGATGGACAGGCACTGCATACCGACGTGACTATTAGCAATACAAGCGGTGCTGCTATTGACAACATCTACTTTGGTCGTGGGTTTGACCCAGACGACTACACCGGAACAGGAACAGTTCCTTTATGCAATGGTGTTGCAGAAGATACAAATATGTTTCAGTCATGCAATGCCGTAACGGGTCAGGGAACAGAAGCCCAAGCAACAGCGCGTTGGGGTAACGGTGCCTTTATTGCACTCCAGTCCTTTGATGCTCGCGCCCGTGTTGCTCGACAGACTGGTGGATTCTCTTCTCCTGACCCATCGGAGATTTGGACTGCTGGAGATACTTCGGCAACAACTGGAACCTACAGAGGTGACATTGGTGAGTTCTCTGCCGATGCAGGTCTTTATGTCGCGCTTAGTGTTCCAACCCTTGGTGCTGGTGCGACAACATCGTTCCGTGTTAGTTACGTTCTTTCATCGGAAGGTAATAAGGCTCCAGTTCTTGGTGCCCCAATCGCGAGCGGTATTAGCCAAACCACCGCTCATGTTTCTTCAACCATAAACCCAAAGGGTTTCTCAACTACCGCAAACCTTGTTTACTCAACTAGTTCAACTTTTTCTAACCCAACAACAGTATCCATCGGAACATTTACTGGTTCTGATGAACTCACATTTGATGTGGATATGCCAGACATAACACCAAGCACTACCTACTACGCAAAGGTTGTTGCAACGAACGAAAAAGGCACCACTGAATCTTCTGTATTTCAAATAACAACACTCGCTGCTTCTGCGCCTACGGTTACATCAGAAGACCCAACTATTGCCATTAATGATGGCCCGGTAACACTAAGTGGAACACTCAACCCAAATGGGTTTGCGGCTACCGCAACATTCCAATACAGCACTACACCAGACTTCTCTGGAACCGTTGTTGATATTCCGGTATCTGGAGATTTCACTGGGACATCGCCTTCAACAGTGTCGACTGTTGTATCAAGCCTCAACCTAACAACGACTTACTATTTCCGACTCAAAGTAACCAATGCTTCTGGTTCTGCTTACGGCTCAACTATTTCTTTTGTTAATGCCGACCTAGTCGCACCAACATCACTGGTTGTTACGAGTCTTGATGACAACACCTCGAGTGGAACTCTCCGCTGGGCAATCACCCAAGCGAATGCTACTACTGGCGGGATTTACGATGCAATCACATTTGGCGTTGACGGAACAATCTCTCTTGGTTCTGCTCTTCCTCAAATAACACAGAACCTTACGGTCACTGGTAACGGCAGAACACAGACGGTTATTGACGGACAGAATCTTTACCGTCCCTTCAATGTGGCGTCCGGTAAGTCTTTAACTGTTTCAAACATGACACTCAAACAAGGTCAGGCAACCAACGGTGGTCTTATATACAACGGCTCAGGAACTGTAGTTGCCACGAACATCCGCTTTACGGCGATGACTGGTGGTTCTGCTGTATTCAATAACAATAGTTGGTCAACCGCAACGTACACAAACTGCACGTTTGACTACCTTAACACTGGTATTGCTGGTGACTACGGCGACACCCCACAACTTCCAAGCGATGCAGCAAATTGGGCAGATACGCATGATTATTTATTCAACAATAAAACCTATGTTGACAACTGCATATTCACAAACAACACCTACGGAATCAAAAACTACCGCTTCACCAAGGTGGTCAACTCGCAATTTGCAACGAATAGTTACGGTGCGAGCATAACTGGTTTGAACCGTTCACAGGTGCTGAACTCTACGTTCACTTCTAACGGTATTGGTATTTACCACAACTCCTGGATGACGGTTGGAAACAACTATGGAACAAACAACCGCTTAATCACTGGGAACACATTCAACTCAAATGGTGTGGCGATTTATCTTGACGATACGTGGAACAATGCTCGAAAGAATCAAGGTTGGTCAACCGTAACTGGGAACACTTGGGATGCTTCGGGTGTCTGGGTTCGTTACTACCAGTGGGATGGAACCACCAATGCTCAGTTCACAGCGCGTCCATATACGACGGGAACAGCATTCGCGCAAAGCACAAACACTTTCCCAGACACGATTGGCGCACCGTCCAATCTGACTGCAACGGACACTGGCTCGGGCATACTTCTTGATTGGGATGCACCTGCATCTGGCGGTTACTCGCCCGAAAGATATGCAATCACTTGGTCTGGAAGTCTTGGCGGCGGTGGGATAGCAACAGGAAATGTTGGTGGTGCAACGGCCCTGGATACTTCAATTCTTATTTCTTACGCAACGATTTATTCGTTTGGTGTAGCAGGAGAAACATTCCCGTTCCATATTCGTTCAGATAACGATACTTTCTCAAAGTATTCTGCTAACTCCAACACTGTCTCAATGCAGGTCGGCGCTTCTGCAACTACGACTTCCAGCGTCCCCGATGTTCCCCTAGTTCCAGGAGTACCAACGGAGATAGTGTTACCAGAAATACCAACAACAACCATTCTAGAGACGCTGCTGCCAGAAATATTAGAGCCAATTGTAATAAGTACCACAATTCCACCAGAAGTGATAGTAACAATCCCAAGCCCATCACCTGAGTCTACCGTCCCAGTAGATGAACCAATCGATATTCCAGAACTTCCGGAGGTCGGTGAGCCAATAGCGACAGGGGACCTTGAGGATATTCTGGACACTATATTCACTCCAGACGCATCTACAGAAGAAATAACCGCGGTTCTTGATGGGCTTCTTGATGCCAAGTTGACAGGCAAGCAGTTTGACGCAGTTGTGGACGCCACTCTTGGTTCGCTTGAAGAACCGGATGCAGACGTTGGTGCCGTTGTTGATTCGTTCCTGGAAGCAGACTTGACCGATAAGGAGTTCACAAAGGTTCTTGATGCCGTGTTCTCCGAAGATGTCTCTGATGAAGTTTTCACTGAAGCACTAACAACAATGATTGATGCCGACCTTAGCGATAAGGAGTTTGACAAAGTTCTTGATGCCGCATTCTCGGAAACAACATCCCCAGAAGCGATGGTTTCTGCACTCAGTTCAATCTTTGATGGTCCGGCAAGTGGTGAGGATATATCCAAAGTAATGGGTGCAGTGTTTGACGAGGACATTTCAGCCGCAGACACCATGACAGTACTTAGCGACTTGCTTGAAACAAACTTGAGCGCGTCGGAAGCAGAAGCAGTCTTTGACAATGTGTTTGACAGTGACCTCTCGGATTCAGAAACCATTGACCTCATCGTTGATGTATTGGAAGACGGTCTAACTGCAGAGTTATTAGGCTCTGTTCTTGGTGCAGTCTTTGACGAAGAAGTAAGCACCGAGGTTTTAATTGAAACATTCACCGCTGTTTTGGATGGTGAACTAAACGCCGAATCAATCGGAGTAATCGTGGATGTGTTGGAATCGGACACAATTACGAGCGAGCAGGTTGGACAAGTAGTCACGTTAGTAATTGAACAAGAAGGCGGAATTGAATCAGGCCAAGCAACAGAACTTGCAACGAGTGCAAAGGTTCTGGAAAGCATTGACGGAGAACAAGCATTGGCAGTGTTTGCCGCAATTGTGGTATCTGAAGTTTCAGCAGAATCAGGTGCAGCTATTGCGGAAGCTCTTGTCGAGGCGCCAACCGAAGTCAAAGAATCCTTTGAAGAAGAGATAAATGTGTTCGCTGGAGTGTTCGATACTTACGAGCCATTAGGTTCAACTATCAATGTTGGGCAAAGACGAAGCGTTATTGCGGTAAACTTGGTGACTAGCACTGTGGCTCTAGCGGCTGCTGCTGGTGCAATACCAACCCCAGGTTCCAGTCCATCTGCGCCAAGACAAGATGTTGCGGTCCGAAAGGAAGAGGAGCAAGAGGAAGGCGGAGCAATCGAAGGCGAAGGCCCAGATTGGATTAAGCGGATATCTATTTACAAATACGAGGATGGAGTGAGAGTTATGGACTGGAAGAACTTTACAAGAAAGTTTGTTTATGGAATTTTGGCATCAGGGTTCACCCTTGCTGGCGCAACAGTCATGTACTTCACCCTTTCTGGTCTGACGCAGCAAATTGCCCTTTGGGGAACAATCCTTGCATTCACTGGTTCCATGTACCTCCACATGAAAGAACCAGACTCAGAGTAGTTAGTAGATAATAATTAGCGTATTCATGTTGTAAAATAAATGAGCGCTGAAAGAATGCGCCACTAACTGTGGAGATTTCTCAACATGAACAAACTTGCATGGGACTACATCGTTCCAATGGCTATGCCTGCCGACTTGAAAGGGGTTGAACCTGGAAAACTGCCCGAATCATTGCTCAGAGCAATCTCATCTGGGGGAAAACTCCATCACCGAGCCGCAGACGCGTGGAACGCAATGGTTGCGAAAGCCAAAGCAGACGGAGTCGAGCTTAAACCCACGAGTTCCGGCGATTTATATCGCACATACGAGAGCCAACTGGCGGGCTTCAAGCAGCGCTACGTTCTGGAACCAGTTGCAGGAACAAGCACTAAAACGTTCGAAGGAAAAACCTGGTATCTAAAAAAGGGTATGGCCATGCTGGCGACACCGGGTAAGTCGAATCATAATCTCGGTTTGGCCATTGATATTGCTAGCGCATCAGAGCCAAAGCGACTGAATTGGCTTGTTGCAAATGTCAAAGATTTTGGCTTCAGTTGGGAAGTTGTTCCAAGTGAGCCATGGCATATACGCCTCGTAACTGGTGACAAGCCAACACCGGCCGTAGTCGCGTTTACTGGTGGCGCTGCCCCAGTGGTCAATCTGAACACAGCCCCACCCATCAACGACCACAAAGCCCTACAGGGAGCCCTGAAGGCAAAGGGTTTCTACAAGGGTGAAATCAACGGTCAGAAGGACGCCGCAACCGATGCTGCGATAAAAGCATTCAAGGTTGCCAACAAGCTTCCTGCAGATTCTGTTGTGGGTCCAAAAGTTAAACAAATTCTCGGACTCGGCTGATGTTCGGCGCCGAAACACTCATAACCCCAGCGATAGACATGACCGACTGGCAAAACATTATTGTTTCGGTAATTACGGCAAGCAGTCTTATTGCTGTTGCATATCTCCAGTTTGTTTATAAGGCTGGAAAAAGGCGCGGCGAAGAAGCCAAGGCTGAATGGGCACAGAATAAAGCAGACCATGCGACGGTAGTCAACATGATTAACCAAATGAGCAAAGGCCTTGGCAAATCAATCGACAGAAACAATGCTTCCCTAGACAGGGTTGAAGGAAAACTGGACCGTCATATCAATGACCACGCAAAGGGAGACATGTAATGGCAAACAAACCAGCAAAGCGAAACATCTCCAACTCCGTCGCGCCAATACCTAAAGTTGACACTGGTATCAACGTGATGTACATAGGCTACAAGGGCGTAAAACATACGTGCCCTTCGTGCGGTGGCTCACGTGGAAAAGGAATGGTCCGTGAGTACAAATCAGTACTTTATTGTGGTGTTGGGTGTGTTGTCTCCCTCAAGCGCAGCGAAGATGTTCAATAATGAAAAAGGATTTATTCGTAAATGTCTTACTTAGAATTCTTGCTACTTTCGCCGCATCTGGTCTTGGTGTTATCGGTGCAGGAACTATCGCTGGGGTTCCAGTACTCAAGGCTGTCTTCATGGCTGGAATTGCAGGGGTTGCAATAGTCATAGAAGGTTTGTCTAGGGCATTTTTGGAAGACGGAAAACTTTCAAGTTCGGAAATCAACGATGTTTTTAATAAAGTTGACAAAAAAGCTCCAGCCAAAGCGAAGCAGAATGAAGCGGTTTAGCCTTGTCATCATTTCCATACTTGCTCTTGCTTCTTGTGGTTATGACGGAAAGTATCGCTATGCGTGTCAAGACCCTGCAAATTGGGGCAAGACAGAATGTGAGCCGCCAGCATGCAAGGTAGATGGCGCGTGCACAGAGACGCTTCTTGGGTGGGACCCGAACGAAGTAACAGAAACCACGACAGGAGAGTTGGTCGCCCCATGAAAAAGCGCTTGACACCAGCAGAGCTGGATGCCCGATTGAAGTTTGTTATTGGATGCATGCTTGGTTTTGTGTTGATGATTACCACCATTGGCGTTCTCTGGGCACTCGTATTTGTGACCCAGCCAATTGGGGCGCAGGCAGAAAATGACAAAATGTTCTTTGGTGTCCTATCATCGGTAGCGACATTCATCACTGGAACCCTTGCTGGTTTGATGATTTCAACAGGCAGAAACGCCGAAGACAAAAACGGCAATGGGATACCAGATAGCGAAGAGTAGCTTTTAGCGATAAAGTTCAGGCATGCCTTTCAAGGACCCAGAACGAGCTAGGGAATACAGGAGAGAACAAAGCCGCAAAAGGTATGGCCCTGCGCGTAAGGCTTACGAGCGCGAGCGTAAGAACCGCAAGCGCGTCGAGGCATATATGAAGCTCCCCGAGCCAGAACGCTCCAGAAGGCTTGAGGCGAACGCTAGACGCAGAGCATACCAGATGAGATGGACTCTGGAAAATACCCACTTTTAAAGCATCCACTACTAGGCACAAAATAATGGTAATTTCTTTATATACACACCTGCGTTTGGGATGGGCGAGTTTTTTCAGATTTATCTAAATGGCAAAAAACGACAACTCCGACATGCTCTGGCATGATGATGGTCACTCAATAACGCTGCGCATAAACAAGTCAGAACTCGAAGTATTGAGTATCTCATGTCCAGAGGACCCAGATAGAAAATGCCTATCCGATGAGCATGACTGTGTTGTTGAGTATTACATTCAACGCTTTGGCATGGAGTGCAATGCTGGGGTATGTCCTGCCGCCGAACGCATACAAATATGCTGGACGATGCTTGGAGACCCCAAAAACCTTGACCTGGCACAGGTGTGGTTTATGCCAAAAACAGACGAATTATTCTCTGCTTGGTTGATTGCAACAAAAAAACCTTAGAACGGTTCGTCTTCCTTTTGCTGCGGTGTGGTGGTTTCCTTTTTCTTCGGCCTGTTAATCGCTGATATGGCATCGTAAAACTTGCGTATATCAGGGTGTTTTAGGACCTCTTCTTGGTTGACTTTGTAGACATTTTGTCGGTTGACTTTTGTCTTTGTAATAAACCCTGATGCAATAAGGGTTTTAACTGTTTTGTCAATCATCGTTTCGCTTAGGTTTAGGTAAACCGAAATTGCTCGTTGGGTTAGATTCGGGTCGTCAACAAGAACCACCAACACTCTCCCTGCAGTCGACAGGAGACTAATCACATCGTCGTTGTGGTATCTAAATACTTTTTGTTTATCCAGGGCCTGCAGCACAGCCTCAAGTGTTTCATTCTTGTTACCACTACCCAGGGCGTCATGAATGGCCTTTTTGACCTCCTCTGCCCGGTTGTCATTTTTCATAAAATCTACCTAAGTGTGTCTACACTAAAATCACAATGGTGTAGTATCTCTGTGTGGCCACTGATACCGCACTTGCGGCCTTGGTGAGCGAGTATAGAACTAACTCATAAGACCTACAATTAGGAGATTAGCAGGTAAATATGTCACTCAAAGACACACTCAAATCAATTGCAGACGGCTCACTGGCCGGCTCATTTTGTAAGTTTGGAAAAATCTACCATGGAATGGATGATGACACCAAAGAAGCAATGCGTAGCGCGATGGCTAGTAGCGCATCAACTATGGATATTTGTCGGGCACTGAACGACGATGGAATAAAGGTGCGTCGAGAGTTCATCGGGGAAAAAAGAAAGTGCTTTACATCCCAGTCAGCAGCATGCTGTTTAAACCAGAACAACAATGGAGAAAAAAAGTGACAACACAAAAACCAAAATCAAGCATCGCCAAGTTGGCTGATTCACAGCGCAAAAATGACTCAAATTCAGCACTTGCCGCCCAGCTGGCTGATTTGATAATGAAGAACAATATTGACCTGGATGAAATCGGCAATATCCAAAAGGTTTCAATTAAGCACAACATAGGGCCTGACAAGAATGGCGTCCCACAAGGGAAGACCACAACAAGCATTCAGCTATCTCCGAAGTGGGATACTGGTCCGGAATGGCCTTTAATTACGCCTGCTCCAAGGCCTGCAAAGCAACAACAAAAGGCAAATACAAAACCGAAGTCCATGAAGGGGTGGGAGACTGCTGTAATCATACCTGATATACAGTTCGGTTTCTATAAAACTGGAGTCGCTCACGACGCTCCAATAGCCGCAATTCATGACGATGAAGCCATCTCGGTTGCATTGCAGGTAGTGAAGGATGTAAACCCAGACCAAGTAGTAATGGTTGGGGATAACCTAGATTTTGCAGAGTTTGGCAAATACCTAACTGCACCAACCTTTAAACAGATGATTCAGCCAGCAATCGATAGGGCTGCTCAGTTCCTTGAGGACCTCAGAATCGCTGCACCAAATGCCAGAATCACTTGGATTCAGGGCAACCACGAGAAGCGACTTCCGATGTATATACAAAGCAACGCCGAGGCAGCCTTCGGAATCACAAGAGGGAAGACCAAGCAAACTTCGCTTAGGGACAACTGGCCGGTGCTATCACTCCCTGTGTTGCTGTGGATGGATGACCTGGAAATCAACTATTTGTCAGGATATCCAGAAGCCGCTTACTACATCAACTCAAATCTACGCATTGTCCACGGCGACAAGGTTGTTTCGAACGGCAGCACGACAAACAAATACCTGAATACAAACTCCGTTTCAGTTATTTATGGGCACATCCATAGAAATGAGCTTGCTTATCAAACGAGAGAAACCGACCAAGGACCACGAACAATCATGGCTGCAAGCCCTGGATGTCTGTGCCGCATAGATGGCGCAGTTCCTTCGGTCAAATCAGGACTTGACGAGTTTGGTGTTCCTGTATTGCAAGGAGCAGAGAACTGGCAACAAGGTCTTGGGGTTGTCCAGTACCAGCCAAAGGGAGTTGGTGGAGAATACTTCAACTACGAGCCAATGTGGATTTTTAAAGGCAGAGGTATCTTCAGAGGTCAGGAATACGTTGCGTAATGGATGGAGAGGATTTGGAGCGCAAAGTAATCACCGAAACCCTTGACGAGTGCATAAAGCTTGGATTAATCGAGGTTGTCGGGATTAACGAAGCCGGGGAATGGTTGTATGGTGCAACGGAAAAGGGCATCAAGGTTCTAAACTCTGCTCAAGGCTACAAGGCTGTATATGAAGCCATTCTTGCAACGAGAGAAGATAACGAAGACGAGGAATAAGTGCCATGACAACAATCATTGGAATACAGGGGGATGGATTCGCGTTTGCGTGTGTTGATTCCCAGGTTTCCGATGTTGACAACAATGGATACGCAACCCAGATAGCAACTCTCCGCGAGTCATCGTCAAAACTTAGCTACAACGGTAGATACCTTCTTGGGGCAGCCGGAGATGTAAGGGCAATAAACATCCTGCATCACGCTTTTAACCCTCCAGTCTGTCCACCGACTTTAAGGGGAAAGAAGCTTGACCACTTCGTTACAGTTAAATTTATCCCGTCGTTAAGGGAATGCTTCGAAACACACGGCTACAACTCTCCACAGAACGAGAACTCAGAGCACGTCGCAGAACACGGTTCCGTTATTTTTATGGCAGTCAATGGGACGATATACATAATCGACGGTGACTACTCATGGATATCTGACATGAATGGCGTATATGCAATAGGTACCGGCGCGCAATATGCCCTGGGAGCCCTGCATGTATTGATGCCAAAGACAAAGATGACAATAACCCTTGCCAAAAGGATAGGCATTAAGGCCATATCGACGGCCGCTAGATACGACCCGTACACGGGCGCGCCGTATCACTCATTCTCTACAGGTTCCGAGAAGAAGCCAAAACCTTAACTTACGTACTAGTAAGAGTAAGTTGTTTTTATTCTCTTTTTAAACAGTGTCTAGATAGATTTATCCAGACCTTCCACTGATTAACGCCTGCTCCTCATAATGTCTGCCCGTGTCATGGCTTCTCCGAATACACCCCTACTCAAAGCTAATTCTATTTGGCTTCCAGTTGGTGCTTTGTGCACAGACTTACTTGGGGTTGCCGCCGGCTTTGTTTTCCCGGTGTTGCAGGTTAAACACTTCTTGTAAATCCGACCGCCGCCCTTATTCATTAACTGTACGTTTTCTTCGGACAACTCATGACCGCTCCTGCAGTGAGTCCGCTCTTCTTTTTTAATTCCCTGTTTCGACATGGAATCCCTTTCCTTGTGAGTATGCAAAGACTACACAAACGAGAGGAACGAAGCAATAGTGGAGGGAAACAAACGCCGCTTAATTTGCTGCCACGG